CCCTTCCGTCCGTCTCTCTCCCTGGATGTTCATGCAAGGTGGTGGATGTGGCGTTGATGGGTTCGGTGGCGGCGTTCGTCGATGGCCTCGTGTTGGATGCTCGGGGTCGGGTGTTGGCCGACCTGGCGTTGAGCTTGGCGGCGACGTTGGATGCCGGCTGCGAGTCGGGGTCACCTGCGGCGGTGGCGAAGGAGCTGCGGGCGACGCTGGACGAGCTGACACCGAAGGGGACCGATGCCGACGATGACTGGACAGCGGTCGCTGATCTTGCCTCGGTTCGGGACACCTCGGGACGAGCGGCGGGAGACGCTGGGCGGTCAGGTGGCGCTCGTCGCCGACCGGCTGGGGATGCCGCTGTACCCGTGGCAGCGGCACGTGATCGACGTCGCTCTCGAGCTGGATGACGACGGCCGGTTCGTCTACAAGGAGATCGATCTCACGGTTCCTCGCCAGTCGGGGAAGACGACGTTGCAGCTGGCGAAGATGGTGTGGCGGGCGACGATCGCTCAACGGTCGCTGGGTCGTCAGACGATCACGTACACGGCGCAGACCCGTAACGCTGCCCGCCGGAAGCTTGAGCGTGACTTCGCTGAGGCGTTGCGGATGTCGCCGGGGTCGTCGTTCCGTGAGGTCCGCAACCCGCGTGACCGTCCGTCGCGGGCGACCGAGTGGAAGTTGTCGTTGAACAACGGCTCCGAGCACATCCTGTTCGGCCGCGGCAACTACTTGAACATCGACGCTCCGACGAAGCGTGCCGGTCACGGTGACACCCTTGACGACGGCACGATCGATGAGGCGTTCGCTCATCAGACCGACGACGTCGAGCAGGCGATGGAACCTGCGATGCAGACCCGCCGCAACAGCCAGCTGTGGGTGTTGTCGACGGCCGGCGACGAGAACAGCCTGTACCTGTGGCGCAAGGTGGTGGCCGGTAGGCGGGCGTGTGAGACAGGGGATCATGGTCGGGTCGCGTACTTCGAGTGGTCGCTGCCGGATGATGCGCCGTTCGACGACGAGGATCTGTGGGCGTCGTTCCACCCGAACATCGACCATCCCGAGGTGCTGGCGTCGATGCGGGCGGCGTTGTCGAAGGCGTTGCGTAACCCGGATGACCCGGACGCCGGCCTCAATGCGTTCCGTCGTGGGTTCTGCAATCAGTGGCCGAAGGTGCCCCGGTTGCCGTCGGATCGGGTGAATCTGCCGATCCCGGTCGAGGCGTGGGATGCGTGCCTCGACCAGGTGTCGTCTCCGTCGGATCCGGTCGTGTTCGCTGTCGACTCGGCGCCGGACCGATCGTGGTCGACGATCGTGGTCGCCGCCCGCCGCCCGGACGGGCTTGTGCACGTCGAGATCGTCGACAGCCGGGCCGGGGTGTCGTGGATCGGGCCGGCGATGACTTCGCTGGTGTCCGCCTGGTCGCCGGTGGCGGTCGTTGTCGAATCGAGGTCGCCGGCGATGTCGGAGCTGGCGCAGCTCGAGGCGTCGGGTGCGTCGGTGGTCAAGGTGCCGGTGGCGCAGTACGCAGCGTTCTGCGGCGGGTTCAAGGACCGGGTCGCTGAACGCACCGTCCGGCATCGCGGTGAGATGGGGTTCCGGTTGGCGCTCGACGGGTTGCGCAGCCGCAAGGTCGGCGAGTCGCTGTTCAGCTGGTCGCGGGCCGACGCCACGGCGGACATCACGCCGATCGTCGCCGCCACCCTGGCGGTCGCTCACCTGCCCGTGTCGGGGCCGTCGCCGTTCTTTGCCTACTGATGCTGCGCCGCGGAGGTGCCATGCGATCGATCGTGACATCAGTGTGTGAGGTGGTCGGCATGGCTGTCGTGTCGGTCGGCGTCGGCGTCTGGTTCGGCGTCGGGCCCGCTTTGGTGGCCGCTGGGGCGGCGCTCGTCGGCGTCGGTATCGCTGGCGGTCGCTCGTGAGCCTGTTCGTTCGCCGGGCGCGCGTCGAGCAGCGCGACCAGATGACCGACACGTTCGCTGCTCTGCGCTCGGCGCGGGTGTCGGGAACGTGGTCCGGTGTGCCGGTCACACCCGAGGCGGCTCTGTCCGTTCCTGCAGTGTGGGCGTGCACGCAGCTCACCGCCGGCTTCATCTCGCAGCTGCCGTTCGACGAGTTCCGCAAGGTCGGCGACGAGCGCCAGGAGCTGCCGCCGTCTCCGCTGCTGGTCACACCGGCGGCCGATGTGCCCATCGAGGACTGGTTGTTCCAGGCGGTCGAGTCGGCCCAGCTGCACGGCTCGGCGTACGGGATGATCGTCGCCCGTGATCGTGGGTTCTGGCCGACACAGATCGAGCTCATCCACCCGAATCGGGTGCAGGCTCGCTACACGCCCGACCGGCGCCTCCAGTGGAAGGTCGACGGGTCGATCGTGGACCCGGCCGACATGTGGCGCATGACGGGGCGTCCCGAGTTGGGTTCACCGCTCGGGTTGCCGCTGTTGGAGTACATCGCCAACGCCGCCGGGACAGGCATCGCTGCTCGCCGGTACTCGGCCGAGTGGTTCGTCGACGGCGGCGCCCCGCCCGCCGTCATCAAGCCGGAGCGTGACCCTGGTCAGGCCGGCGCTGAGGCGTTGAAGCAGCGGGTGATCGAGGCCATCAGGTCACGTCGCCCTGTTGTCATCCCTTCCGATGTGGAGGTGACCGCATGGGGTGGCCGGTCGACGCCTGCCGAGGCCGAGCTCGTCCAGTTGTTGCGCAGCAACGCCACCGACATCGCCATGTTCTACCAAGTGCCCGCTGAACTGGTCGGTGGGCAGGCGGGCGACTCGATGACGTACAGCAACCTCGATGCCCGCGTGCTGAACCTGCTCGTGTTCGGCGTGTCGTACTGGCTGACCAAGCTCGAACGGTCACTGACCCGCTGCCTGCCCGCCGGCCGGTTCGTGAAGGCCAACGAACGGGCGATGATCCGCACCGACATCAAGACGCAGACGGACGTGTTCACCGCCGAGATCCGTGCCGGCATCCGCACCCCGAACGAGGCCAGGTCGAAGCTCGACCTGCCACCCGTACCGAACGGCGACGACACCTTGTGGCCGCCGTATTCAACATCAACGCCCGTGGACGTGACCCCAGGAGGCCAGTGATGGTCGCAGAGTTCCTCGACCTCGGCCGCGAGGTTCGCATCTCGTCAGGGTTCGAGGTGCGCTCCCTGAACGCCGACGGCCCGATCGTCGAACTGAACGGCTATGCGTCCGTCACCGGCCACCCGTACGACGTCGCCGGCGGGCCCGACCTCGGTGGCTGGGTGGAGACGATCGCCCCTGGTGCGTTCGCTCGCACGCTCGGACGGGCCGACCAGAACCGGGCGCTGCTGTTCCACCATGACGGCTCCCGTGTCCTCGCCACGACACGATCGAACACCCTCACGATGACCGAGGACAGCGTCGGTCTGCTGGTGCGCGCCGAGCTGGACACGTCGGTGACGTGGATTGGCGACCTCGTGCGCCAGATGGAGGCCGGGACGATCGACGAGATGTCGATCGGCTTCTATGACACGACCGGCCCCGGTGGCTGGTCGAAGGACTACACGCACCGCACCATCTCCGAGGTGCGCCTCGTCGAGGCGACGGTCACATGGGCGGGCGCGAATCCCGCCACCGTCGCCGCCATCGAGCGGACACGTGACGCCGTTGCGGCCGTCCGGTCCGCTCACCCCGCTCTCAGCGTCGACCGGGTTCGCCTGGCCGCCGCTGCCGCGTTGGCTCGCCGCTGACGCACCCCACCCACGACCCGGGCTGACAGCCACGGCGACGCACTCGGAGCCCCATCGAGGGCCACCCCTGCCCGCCCCCTGCGCCCCCTCGTGGTCAACGCAATGCACACCCCCCGTTGACCCCAGGAGGTCCACCCATGTCCACCCTCATCGAGCGCGTCCGCGCTCGCATCACCGAACTGACCGCCCAGCGCGCCGATATCGACGCAGAGCTGGACGGCATCGTCGCCGACCCCGAGGCCCGTGGCTTCGACTCGACCGACGCCGCCCTCGCCCGCGTGAACGAGCTGCGCGACGCCGGCCGTCAGGCCGACACCGACCTGGCCGCCGCCACCGAGCAGCTGAACGCTCTCACCGCCCAGGAGGAGCGCCAGGTGGCCGCAGTGCCGGCCCGCCCGGTCAACGTCGGCGGCGCCGTCGTGCGTTCCGAGGAGCGCACCTACGACGCCCACCGCCACGACCGCAGCTTCTTCGTCGACGCCTACCGGGCCGAGTTCGGTCGCGACACCGAGGCCGCCGACCGCATCCAGCGGCACATGCGCGAGGTCGCCATCGAGCGCCGCGACATCACGTCGTCGACGCTCAACGGGCTCATCCCGCCGGTGTACCTGCTCGACCAGGCGGCGACGCTCGCCCGCGCCATGCGGCCGTTCGCCGACGCCGTCCCCGGCTACACGCTGCCGCAGACCGGCATGTCCGTCGTCGTCACGAAGGTGACGACCGGCACCGCCGCCGCCGCGCAGACGTCGGAGAACACCGCTGCGCAGGAGACGAACCTCGTCACCACCGACCTGTCGGTGCCCGTCGTGACCGTCATGGGCCAGCAGGACCTGTCCCGCCAGGCCATCGAGCGTGGCGCCGTCACCGACGCCCTGGTGTTCGCCGACCTCGTCGCCGACTACGCGACGAAGCTCGACGCCCAGTGCATCAACGGCTCGGGCGCGAACGGGCAGTCGTTCGGCATCATCACCACCACGAGCGTCGGCACCGACAGCTATGCGGCGACGACCGTCGCCGCGTTCTACGGCTCCATCAACGCCGCTCTCTCCCGCGTGGCGTCGAACCGGTACGCCCCGGCGACCGTCATCGTCATGCACCCGCGCCGCTGGCACTGGCTGCTGTCGAAGGGTGACAGCACCGGTCGGCCGTTCGTGGTGCCATCGGAGCGGGTCGCGTGGAACCCGACCGGGATCGGTCAGACCGAGGGCTCCGGCATCGCCGGCACCCTCGCCGGGCTCCCCGTCATCGTCGACGCCAACGTGCCGACGAACCTCGGCGCCTCCACCGACGAGGACCGGGTCATCGTGACCCGCCTCTCCGACCACGCCCTGTGGGAGTCGCCGGTGATGACCTTCGCGTTCGACCAGGCGCTGAACCCGCCCGCGTCGATCCGGCTGGCCGTCGCCGGGTACCACGCCTTCACGGCGGGCCGCTACCCGGCTTCGACCTCGCTGGTGCAGGGCACCGGCCTGGTCGCCCCGACGTACGGCTGACCCGGCGTCTGATCTGCCCGCCCCGGTGTCGTCCCGCCGGGGCGGGCAGTCACACCCCCAGGGACGAGGGACGAGGGACGACATGGGCAAGAACACTCGCGGCCGGGCGCGCCCCAGCTCGGGCCGGGGACCGGCCACCGGTTCCGTCATCATCGGCATCCCGTCCAGGGGCCAATGCGAGTCACACTTCGCTCGGACGCTCTGCGACCTCGTGATGTGGGATCAGCGGATCGGTCGCCGCCATCTGCACGAAGAGCATCCGGTCATCTGGACGCTCGGCTCGACGCAGGTCGTCGTCGCCCGCAACGTGCTGGTGCGCAAGTTCCTCGAGTACGGCGGCGACTGGCTGCTGATGCTCGACGACGATCAGGTCTATCCGCAGGATCTGCTCGAGTGGCTGATCGCCTCGGCTGACAAGGACGAGCGACCGATCGTCGGTGTTCCGGTGTGGCGCTTCGCCTCCGATGGGGAGGCCGGGCCGACACCACGGGTGACGCACAACGTGATGGACATCCACGAGTCAGGCGGGTTCGTCGAGTGGACGGACGAGCTGCCCGACAAGTCGGTCGTGCAGGTCGCCGCCGTCGGCACCGGCTGCCTCATGGTTCACCGTTCGGCGTTGGAACGGATGCGCGAGTGGAGCGTCGAGCAGGGGCTCGGCGCCGACTGGTGCTGGTTCCGTCACTCCGTATGGCAGCCCGCCGACATGGCCGAGGGCGAAGACCTGTACTTCTGTCGCCTGGCACGCATGGTCGGCATCCCCGTGTTCGTGTCGACGTTCACGACGTTGCCGCACGTCAAGTCGGTGCAGCTGTCCGGTCCGGTGCCGGGCGGCCTGGTGACGGTGTGAAGATCGGCCCCGACGCCGCCCGCTACCTGGCGGCCGGTGACGGTCATCGGGTCAGTCGCCCGTTCCATCTGCGCTGGTCGCTGCCGTTCCTGTGCGGCTCGAACGTCCGAGCGTGGTGGGTCGTGTGGCTGGCCTCGTGGCCGGTGATGGCGGCGGCGATGGTCGCCTGGCGGATCGTGGTCGGCGACGGCTGGCGGGTGGCGGTCGCCGCCGCAGTGGTGCTCGCCGGGTTGCCCGGCATCGTCGGCCCGCAGGTCGTCGTGCCGGTCGGTGTCGACCTGCCGGCGACGGCGACGACGCTCGTCGGCGTGTGGCTGATGTCGATGGGTCAGCCGGGCCAGGTGGCCGCAGGCGTGGTCGTGGTGGCGCTCGCCGCAACTATGAAGGAATCTGCGCCGGTATTTGCTGCGTTGTGGGCGTGGTCGCTGTGGCCGTTGGTGGCGCTCGTCGTCGTGGCGGTTCGCTGGCTGATCGTGAAGCCGGGACCGGACCCGCTGGGGCCACGGTTCCAGGCGATCGCCGATCATCCGGTGCGTGAAGCGGGGGCGGCGCACCGGGGCCGCTGGCGGGACGGGTGGCTGATGGTCGCCCCGTGGGGTGTCGGGTTGATCGCCTTGCACTCGCTGTCCGTGCAGCTGGTCGTGACGGTCGCCGTCGCCTATGCGCTGCTGCTCGTCGCCACCGACACGGTGCGGATCGTTCAGCACGCAGCCGGGCCCGTTGTGGCTGCTGCGGCGTGCGCTCAGGTGCCTGTCGGCTGGCTGCCGGTCGTGTGCGTGTTCGGTGTCGTCTGGTTCTGGCAAGTCGAAAGGGTGTGATCGTGCAGACTTTCGCCGACCAGCGCTTCGTGCGCGCCACCGCCGGCACCCTGTCGTGGCAAGGCGTCGACGCCGACGGCGAACCCGCCGATCCGGGCACCGTCACGATCGGTGTCACGTCGTCGGACGGGTCGACTGTGATCGCTGCGGCCACCGCCACGTCCGGGGCGACCACGAACCCGAGGACGAAGGCGCTCACAGTGGCGCAGACCGCCAACCTCGACCGGCTCACGGCGACGTGGACCGTGTCCGGGGTCGCCGTAGCCACCACCAATGTCGACATCGTCGGCGGCGTCTACGCGTCCGTGGCAACGATCCGGGCCACCGACACGGTGCTCGCATCCGTCACCGTCGACCCGACGGCGACCCTGACCCGGGCACGCACCGCCGCCGAGCAGCTGTTCGAATCCGTCACCGGTGTCGCCTGGGTGCCCCGATTCGACGTCGTACGGCTGAACGGCACCGGAACCTCGAGGATCCTGTTGCCGTGGCCGCAACTTCGACGGGTGCGCTGGTGCCGCATCTACTCCGATGCGACGACGTACACGTCGCTCACGGCGGGCGAGCTGGCGGCGATCCCCGCCGACCCCGCCGGTGTCGCCGTCCGCACCGACCTCGGTGTCTGGCCGGCCGGTGCCGCCAACATCGAGATCGGCTACGAGCACGGCTATGACCGGCCGCCGCAGGACATCGTCGATGCGCTGGTGAAGACGGTCAGGCGTGGCGCCCGCCGCTTCGACAACGGTCTGCCGGACAACGCCACCAGCCTGCAGCTGACAGATGTCGGGTCGGTGAGCCTGGCGACGCCAGGGATCGGGTCGTGGCACACCGGTATCCCCGAGGTCGACGAGGTGTTGAAGCGGCGCAGCCACCGCACCCCAGGTGTCGCCTGATGGCGCAGTACCTGACCAGCCGCATCTACGCGGCGATGGAAGCGACCCACGTCCGCCTGGCGGCCGTGTCGTACACGGCGCTGAACGGTCGTGCCCCGGTGGTCACGTTCGCTCGCACCGGCTCCGATCTCGGCGCCGAATCGGTCGAAGTGCTCGGGGCGCCGGCTCAGGATTCGACGATCACGGTTCGGGCGTCGACCCGGCTGAACGAGTCGTTCGCGTTGCGGATCGTGATCCGCACGGACGCCGCCCACGCCGACGGCATCACAGCGTTGCGTCGGCTCGCTGTGCTGTCGAGCGAGGTGGAGGCGGCGTTCCGGTCGAGCACCACCGGCAAACCGATCCTGCTGTCCGAGGTCGCCGGGTTGTCGACCGACGTCATCGAGTCGCAGGCGGCGACGCTCGGCGTCGCCCCCGTCGTGTACCCGCTCGACGGCGGCGGGTACGGGGCGATGGCCGTGCTCGACATCGCCGTCAACGCCGTCATCTGACAAGGAGCTGCCATGCCGAAGGTCACCTACATCGGGCCGCACACCGAGGGCGTCGAGATCGACGTGCCCGGGTTCTGCGGTGTCGTCACCCAGGGGCAGACGATCGACGTGGCCGCCGAGGCCGCCGAATCGCTGCTCGACCAGCCGACCAACTGGAAGCCGGCGGGCAAGGCCGCCGCCGCTGACAAGGAGAACCAGCCATGACCGCATCAGGACTGTCCGCTCAGGTCGGCTTCGCGATCGAGACGACGCCGCTCACCCGGGTCACTCCGACCCGGTTCCTCGAGCTCACCAACGAGTCGGTGAAGACCGAGGTGCAGCAGATCGTGTCGCGTGGCATCCGGTCGGGTCGGCGCACGAAGTCGTCGATGCAGACCGGCGCGAACGTGATCGGCGGCGACATCACCGTCATCGCCGCCCCGCAGGGGTTGGGGATGCTGCTGCAGGCGGCGTTCGGTGCCGTGTCGTCGACGGGCGCTGGCCCGTACACGCACACGTTCACGCCCGGCAACGTCCGCGACGACACGCTGACCGTGCAGTTCGGCAAGCCGCGCGTGATGAGCTCGACGGTCGACGTGTACGAGTACACGGGCGCCGCCGTGACGAACTGGTCGCTGTCGGCGCAGGCGGGCTCGACGGAGCCGTTGGCGATGACGTTCGGCATCGCCGCCTGCAAGGAAGACCTGACGCAGTCGTTGGCGTCGGCGTCGTACCCGTCGGGCTACGCCGGGTTCGTGTGGGCGCACGGCGCTCTCACCGTGGCGGGCAGCGCCCGCGACATCATCTCGATCAACGTGGCCGGCGACAACGGCCTCGGCACCGGCCGTCATCGGATCTCGGCGACGACGCCAAAGAACGCCAAGCAGGCGGTCGAATCCGACTTCAGGTCGTACACCGGGTCGATGACGATCGACTACGACGCCCGCACGATCTACGACCTGTACGTCGCCGGCACCGACGCTGCGTTGTCGCTGGCGTTCACGTCGGGTTCGACGTCGTTGACGATCGCCGGGAACATCCGGTTCACCGGGTCGACGCCGTCGATCACCGGCCCCGAGAACCTCGTGAACGATCTGCCGTTCGAGTTCTACTCGGGGACCAGCGACTCGGCGGCGATCACGGTGACGCTGGTCAACGCCGACTCGACGCCGTGACCGAGGCGTCGGACCTGGCGCGCATCGACTACAAGCTCGACAAGATGCTGGTGGGTGTGTCGGACACGATGGTCCGCAAGGCGCTCACCGGTCTCGGCATGGACGCCAAGCGCGACATGCGTGAGGGGTTCAAGCCGACGGTCGGCGGCGACGTCCGGTTGTCGAACTGGCCTCGTCAGGGGCACGACGAGCTGGCCGTCCGGTTCACGTTGCCGAAGCCGGTCGAGATCGTCATCCAGCCTGTCGGTAAGGCTGCGGGGCCGTTGTCGATGTTGGAGCGAGGGCGAACGGTGCGCCGTGCCGGCCAGTTCCGTTCCCGTGGCACACGCACCCGCAAGTCGGACGGTGCAGTGTCGACCCGTCTGGCGCAGGTCACCCGCAACGTCGGCCCGATGGCGCCGAAGCACACATGGAGCGACGGCCGGGAAGTGTTCGAGCGGCGGCTCCCTGGTCGGCTGAAGAGCTGGCTGAACGAAGTGGTCCGTTCGTCGACGTTCGGGAGGTGACCTCATGGCCTTGGGCCTGACCGAGCGACTGAAGATCATCTTCGACGTCGAGACGCAATCGTTCAAGCAGGGCGTCAAGTCGCTGAAGGCTGAGATGGCGTCCGCTGATGGGGTGGTCGCCAAGTCGAAGGTCGGGTTCGGCGCCCTGAAGGATCAGCTCGCCACGTTCGGTCCTGCGGCCGCGCTGGCTGGTGCGGCGATCGCCGTCAACTTCGGCAAGAAGGCCGTCGACGCGTTCACGCAGACGGCGCTCGCCGCTGGCCAGCTGTCGGACGCGACGACGTTGTCGACGGAGGATGCGTCGCGCTGGCTGGAGGTGTCGGACTCGGTAGGCATCTCTGCCGAGACGATGACGGGCGCGTTCCAGAAGATGAACGTCGCCGTCGCCAACGGGGCGTTCGCCAAGTACGGCATCGATGTGCAGCGGGCGTCCGACGGCACGATGGACGCCAACGCGACCATGCAGGTGGCGCTCGCCACGATCGGGAAGATCCCTGACGCTGCGGAGCGGGCGAAGGCTGCGCAGGCTGTGTTCGGCCGGTCGTACGGGGAGATCGCCCGCCTGATCGAGATGAAGGCGGGCGACCTGCAGCAGGCGCTCGCTGACGTCACCGACGGCCAGCTGATCACTGACGGCGAAGTCGCGAAGGCCCGCGACTACCAGGCGGCGATGGACGACCTGGGCGACTCCGTTCACGAGCTGTCGCTGAAGCTCGGCGGGGAGTTGGCGCCTGCGTTGGGTGGCGCAGCGGAGTCGGCGTCGAAGCTCATCACCTCTCTCACGAACATGCCCGGGCCTGTCAAGGGTGTCGTCGGCAATCTCCTCGACATGGCGCTGCCCGTCGAGGATGTCGCTGACGGGTTCGCTCAGGTGATCGACGGGTCGAGCACCTGGAAGGAACGGCTGACCGGGCTCGGCAAGACGATCCCCTGGGTGGGTACCGCCGTCGACAACCTCGCCAACGCCATCAGTGGCGGCAGTGAGGCGATGGAGTTCGGGTTCATCAAGAACCTCGAGGTGTCGCGCCAGGAGGTCGGCAACCTCACCGGGCCGATCGATGCGCTGAACACCCTGCTCGACGCGACGGCTGGCTTGGCTGACGCCGCAGCGAAGGCCCAGCAGGAGCTCAACGATCAGCTGTTCACTGCCGCCGACAACGCCCGTGGCGCCGACAGGGCCATGGACGACTACCAGGAGCAGCTCGCCACATACGGCGGGATGCTGCTCGAGGGGACCGCCAGCAGCGAAGAACTGTCCGACGCCGTTCGCGACACCGCTGACGGAGCGATTGAGGCGGCCAAGGCCTACGCCGAGTCTGCTGTCGCCGCGGACAGTTCCAAGGACTACACCGACGAGTTCAAGAAGTCGTTGGGATACCTCGCCGACACGCTAGAGCCAGGCTCGCCGCTGCGCCGACAGCTCGAGCAGTACCTCGCGACGCTTGACCAGATTCCCACCGACATCGTCACCGCCGTGTCGATCGTCAACGGCAACACGACGTTCCAGCTGCCGAACGGCCAGCTGATCGGTCGCCCCGCCGGTGCCGGCGGCACACACATCATGTCGGCGTCCGAGTTGGAGCAGGCGGCACTCGCCGCGTGGGGCGCAGCGGGCGGCGGCACAGGTGGCGGCAGCGCCGGTGGGCAGCACGAGATGTCGCCGGAGCGGCTGAAGGCGCTCGACGACTGGGACGAGTGGAAGAAGCGGTACGAGCGCAGCCACGGCGAGGACAAGCCGAAGATCGCCGGGCAGTACCTGAAGTTCCTCTACAAGATCGCCAAGCTGTTCCCGAAATTCTCCGATGAGGGCATGGCGATCTGGCGGGAGATCCAGCAAGTCCGCAAAGACCGCAACGCCGTGCGTGCCGAGCGGCGTGAGCGGCGCATCAACCGCCGGATCAAGGCCGCAGCGACGGCAGCGGAAGCGGCCGGGGAGCCGTGGGATTTCGACGGCCTGGCCGCCGGTGGCACCGGGTCGTCGTCGACGACCGGCGGGCGGGCGGCGGTGGCCGTCACCGTCAACATGCCGCACGCCCTCGTCGCCGACGGCCGGGCGATGCGCGAAGCGTTGCAGGCGGCGGCGCCGGCGATCTCGCACGCGCTCCGCCGCTACCACGAGGGGGACGCATGACCACGGTGCTCACCATCGGCCGCTGCGCCCTGTCGGAACCGCCCGAGACGATCGACTGGTCCGGTGACCAGCTGTCGTTGACCGGGCAGCTGTGGGCGTCGTCGGCGGGCGAGCTGAAGGCGCAACGGGACCAGCTGCTCGGGTTGGTCGACAACCGTGACGAGCTGGTGTTCCCGGTGACGTTCACCGAGGACTCGACGCTCGACGGCTTCTACGTCGTCGAGTCGGCGTCGGTGGGGTCGTTGCCGACGATGTTGACGTCGTTTGTGGCGCCGTACTCGATCGCTTTGCGGCGTGTGGCGACAGTCGCTGTCTGCGAATCGGATGTCCTCGCCCAGGTCCGCACGAACGGGCATGGCACCTCGAGCGCTGAGGGTGTTGTCGGGGCGTGGCCGTATGACGCTGCCGGGTCTCGCTACAACTTCACGACGTCGTTCACATCGACGACTGGTCCGGTGACTCGTGAGGGTGACCCGGCTGACGTTGTGGTGTTGGTGAAGACGGTGAGCTCGGCGACGACGGGCACGGTCGGGTTCTCGGTGGAGCCGGGGGACTGGTACACGGGTGCGGCGACGTTCGAGTGGAAGGCGGATGGGACGAACTGGTCGGCGGTGACTGGTCGTGATCTTCCGGCGGGGACGGCGGTGTCGGGGTCGTGGCGGATCTCGAACGGGTTGGTGCGGTTGACGCCTGCGACAGCCGGGTGTCTGGTGGAGGGGTACACGGGGTCGGCGTGGGAGTCGACGACGATCGACGGGGCGACGAATGTCGGCGGGTTCCCGTTGCCGTTCACGTTGGGCGGTCACGGGTATGCCGGCGACATGGCGGTCCCGGTGATCTTGCGGAACGACCCGGACTGTGTGGTGGTCCGCTGCGTCACCCTCGGCGTCTACTCGCCGGCTGAGCGGGTGGTGCAGACGTTCACGATCCGGCGGGGCATGTCGTTCGTCGAGTGCACCTTCCAGCAGGCGACTGCCACCAACTTCGGGTTGCGGTTCGCGTCGTCGACGGCGACGTCGGACCTGGCGACGGCGACCGCTGGGATCGTGATGACGTCGAACGACGCCTCCGGCAACAAGTGGTCGCTGATGGGTGCGTTGTCGATGTCGAACGACAACGCGAGTGGCCGCACGAGGACTGCGTCGACGACGTCGGTGCCGGTTCAGTGCGCCGTCGGGTTCGTCCTCGACGGCACGACCGCACCGACGTACGGCACAGCCACGAAGCTGCTCGCCCAGTTCCTCATCGCGGTCGACACCAAGACCCGGGTCGTGTTGCCGTGACCGTCACGCAAGTCCTGATGGGGCCGGGTTCGTGGTCGTTGCAGCTGCGCGACGACACCCCGCCGTCCGTCCGCACCCAGATCCAGAAGCTGGACCATGTGGTGATCTGCCGCCGCAAGATCGACGCCGGTCTGCTGTACACCGATGCCAGCGCCCTGGCCGCCGTCAAGGCGCAAGGCGGCTACATCGGCGTCATCTTGGACACGCAGGGCCGCACCGGCCTCTCCGGTCAAGATCCCTACTGGTGGATCGCCAGGAAGCGGCTGACGAGTCAGATCACCCTCACGTCGACGAACACGTCGACGTGGCTCGACCAGATCTTCCCGGCGAACGGGATCACCAAGGGGTCGGTCACGAACGGGACATCGTTCGCCGGTGTCGTCGACATCGGCCGCATGGTCGGCGAGACGCTCGGATGGATCTGCGAGAACGCCGGCGTCGAGTGGCGGCTCCGCCCCGACTTCAGCGTCGACGTGGCCCCGTCGACGACGCTGTTCCCGGCCGCCACCACGACCTCGGCGGCCGTCATCACCCGCAACGCCGCCGGAGACGAAGGCGGCCTGTCCGGGATCCTGGCTGACGCCGTCGAACTCGAGACCGACGCCACCGACATCGCTTCCGACGTCACCGTCGTCCACTCGGCCACCGACAAGAAGGTGAAGCTGGTCACGGCGACGACGACCCCGACCGGTGTGCGGTGGGTGGCGCCGGACGGGACCACACCGGCGATCACCGTGGTCGGCACTGCGAAGTCGTTGAAGCCGGCTGAAGCGTCGACGTACGCGACGAATCTCGTCGCCCGCCTGTCGGTGCTGAACCGGACGGTGCGGTTGTCGTCCGATTCGCACAACGTCACCGGTGACGTCGCCCCAGGGACCAGGGTGTGGGTGTACGACAGGGACGCCGACCTGTACGACACGTCGAACCAGGTGCCGTGGCGTGGCGAGGTGATCAGCCCGGTGCAGCTGCGGGTGGCGTCGATCACGTGGCCGGTGGTGGCTGGGATGGCGGTGTACGCCCGGCTCAACGGCGGCGCCACATGGCTCGACCTGTCCGACTACGTGGTGTCCGAGCCGGACACGGTGACGTGGGACGTGAACTTCACCGGGAAGCGCCGCAACCAGGCCCCGGTGGCGCTCGGGTACGTGTCGCTCAACATGGCCGGCGGCGGCGGTGGCGGCCAGGGCGGTCGACCCGCTCACGGCGACGCCCTCGCCGAGTCGGAGACGGACGCCGACGCCGGCGGCTGGACCCCGACATGGACGAACGCAGCGAAGGGGACCGGTGGCTCCGCGGCGAACGCCGGCGCCTACACGATCGCCAAGGGGCAGATGAGGGTGCAGGCGGAGATCGTGCTCGGCACCGGCGGCGGGGCAGGCGTGACCGGCGCCGTGTCGGTCGCCATGCCGTCCGGCTGGCAGGCCGACTGCGTCTCCTCCCGCCGCCACATCGTCGGCACGGCGCGCGTCGTCGCCGCCGGCAATGAGTACGCCGGGTTCGTCGAGGTCGACGGCGGTACGCCCGGCTCGCTCCAGGTCCGCTGCTTGGACGTGGCGACCGGGCAGACGCAGGCACTGTCGGCGACCGTGCCAGCCACGTTCGCCGCCGGCGACGTGATCGACATCGACGTGATCATCGCAGTCGAACGCACCTGACCGACCAGGAGGCTCCATGTTCCGTGCTTTCACGCTCCTCGCAGCGTTCGTCGCCGGCGCCGTGTTCGCCGTCGCCGCCAGCACCGTCTACGTGCTCGACACGGCCGGCCAGGCCAGGAAGCGAGAGCAGTGATGGCCGTCAACGCACCCCAGTACCCGAACGGCTACGGCGGCGCCACGGCACCGATGCCGGTGATCGTCGCCCGCCCCGACGTCCAGCTGCTCGATCCCGAGTTCCTCCGCCGCGTGAAGCAGCTGATGCGCGCCAGCGTCAAGGCGGGCCACCCTGTCGGCATCGGCGGGGCGGGCCGGACGACGGAGCAGCAGACGGCGCTGTTCCTCGCCCGCCACCACGAGTCACCATCAGGGTCGATCCAGTGGAACGGGAAGCGGTGGGCGCTGAACGCCGGAGCGGCTCCCGCTGCGCCTCCCGGCCTTTCCTACCATGAACCGACGACACCCGATGGCAAGGCGTTGGCTGCCGACATGGTCGGCGACCTCGTCTGGCTGCGAGGCGCCTGCGGCTGGTTCGGCCTGCGCGAGTTCTCGGCCGTGAACGGTGAGGGCTGGCACGTCCAGCCGGTCGAGATCCCCACGTCCCGCAGCGGCTACAAGTCGTCGATGCACCCGCTGCCCCGGTGGGTGAAGCGGTGATCGCCCTGCTGGCTGGTGACGGCGACCGGTTCCTCGGCATCGCCGCCCTACTCATCGCTGTCGGGTTGACATTCGTCATGGTCAAGTACGGCCGTCACATCTACCTGTCTGTCGGCAAGGTCCGCGCTGAGCTGTCACCGAACGGCGGATCGTCGCTGAAGGACCAGTTGAACCGTGTCGAGCAGGGCATGTCGACGCTCCACGACGGCCAGCGGGACATTCGGGCGAACGCCGAACGGTGGCAGGGCGAGATGTTGGGCCGCTTCAACGAGATGGACAGTCGGGTGCGCCGGCTCGAGCGGGCCCACCATGACCGACAGGAGGCATCGTGATGTTCGACAAGGTGTGGATCCGTGACACAGCCGAGCGGGCCGTGTCCACCTATGTGCAGGCGTTCCTCGGGCTGGTGCTCGCCGCCTGGGGGACCGGCTTCGACGTCGGCACCGTGAAGGCGGCCGCCGTCGCTGCTGTCCCCGCCGCGCTGGCCGTCGTGAAGGCCGCCGCGGCGGCTCGGGTGCCGGGCACGATCTCGCCGGCCTCGCTCATCGAAGTCTCGTAACCGACCACCTCCCAAGGAGCCGCCATGTCTGACACCTTCTCCTGGTCGCCGCCAGGCGCAACCCATCCGGCGACGAACGCCGCCGCCGTCACCCCGTCAGCGTCAGCGCTGACCTACATCACCAGGGCGCTGTACGTCGGCACCGCCGGCAACGTCGTCGTCACGATGCAGGGCGGCGGCACCCTCACGTTCACCAGCGTCCCGTCGGGCAGCATTCTGCCGTTGCGGGTGACGCATGTGACCGCAGCCACCACCGCCGCGAACATCGTCGCCCTGTGGTGACCCGATGAGTCTCGGCATCGCCCTCATCCAGACCGTCGCCGGTGGCATCGGTCAGCCGTTCCCGACCGACGTGGACCGGGTGACCGGCGTGACCGTCACCGCCGACGCGACTCCGCACACGATGGGCACCTGGACGCAGCTGATCGCGTCCACGTCGGCTGCGTCGCAGTGGGTCACCCTGAACGTGTCAGGCACCGGCGTGTCGGGCACCGACACCCGCACGCTGCTGGACATCGGTGTCGGCGCCGCCGCCACCGAGTCGGCGATCGTGTCGTCGATCCCGGTCGGCAGCCAGCTGCTCGGCACGTCGTCGTCCACAATGACGATCAGGCTCCCTGTCGCCATCGCCGCCGGGTCGCGGGTGTCGGCGCGCATCCAGTCCATCGTCAGCGCCGAGACGGCCTCCGTGAGCCTCGCCACCGCCGCACAGTCCGGTTTGCTGGTGCCGTCGTCGCTGATCACCATCGGCGACGACCGGGCGAACAGCCGTGGCACGAACATGCCGACGAACGACACCTACGTCCAGCTCACCGCATCGACCGCCGCCGCCTACCAGGCGCTGATCCTGCTCCCCGCCGGTGCCGGTGCCACGTTCGCCGCGCAGACCTCCACCTACACCCTCGCGTCTGGTGGAGCAGGGTCGGAGACTGCGCTCGCCACGATGGCGGTTGTCACCACCACCGCCGAAGCCATGTACCTGCAAGCAGCAACCGGGACCGCCATGTACTTCGGGAATGTGCCCGCCGGGACGAGGCTCGCCGCGAAGCAGAGCACCGGGCAGACGTACCGCGACGCGATCCTGTTCGCTGTCCCGTACCCCTGACCGACTCGCCACCCGGGTCGCCTGACCCGCCAGCTGTGCCACACGGGTGGCCGTTGAAAGCCCCGCCCCCTCCGGTGCCGCCACCGAGCAGAGGGCGGGGCTTTCACGCGTCCCGGGGCCGGTCACATGTTGGTCACTTCCCCCCTCGAATCTGGCTCTGCGGAGCACTGCCGGGCACCGGTGGGAACCCGCTGACCTGGGAGGATGCCGAAACCTGCGGAATCGCACTGTTGAGGCCAGGGGTTCGATTCCCCTCACCTCCACCTAAAAGGCCAGGTCAGAGGCCCTTTCCGCTCAGGCGGGAAGGGCCTCTTGCCGTTCTCTGGTCACATGTGGTCACATGTTGTCCGAGATGGCACGTGCGAGATGGGGAACAGGGTCGATCACCGCCCGAGGTGCGGGGACGTGGCGGATCCGGCTGTCGCTGGGCGTCGATCCGGTCACCGGGCAGCGCCGTGTGCTGTCCGAGACGGTCCACGGGTTGAAGCGGGACGCTCAACGCCGCCTCGACGAGCTCGTCCGTGAGCACGGCGACGTCCAGGTGCCGACCACGGCGACAGTCGCCACGTTGGCCTCCGAGTGGCTGCAGCTGCTGTCGGTGCGTCCGCAGACCGAAGCCGGGTATCGCCGTGCGGTGACCCGAGACCTGGTGCCGTTGCTCGGCGCCGCACGACTCGACAAGCTGACCCCGCTCGACGTGCAACGGGCCTACAAGCAGGCTGAGACCGCCGGGTGGGGTGTGCATCGGATCCGGTTGATGCACGCCGTCCTGTCGAAGATGTTGAACGACGCGGTCCGCTGGGGGTGGGTGCCGCGCAACGTCGCCGCCAACGTGCCGCTGCCGGCGTTACCGGCCCGCCAGGACCGGGCCCTCGACGCCGGGGAGGTCGGCAAGCTCGTGACCGCCGCCGGTCGGATGCGTCCATCGGTGGCGGTGTGGCTTCACCTGCATCTCGCCACCGGCGCACGACGGTCGGAGATCCTGGCGTTGCGTTGGTCGGACATCGACCTGGTCGGTGGCCGGATCCTGTTCTCGCGGACGTTGGAACGCCGAGACGGGGTGATCGTGGCCCGCCCCGGGTCGAAGACGGGGCGGATGAAGGTGGTGCCGGTCGGTGCGGCGACGGTGCAGATCCTCACCGAGCACCTCGAGCGAGGCGTCGCCGTCCTCGGCGAAGACCTCCCGGCGGACGCCTACGTTCTGTCGTTCGAACCGGACGGGTCGGCGCCGTGGCAGCCGGACTACGCCTCGCACCTGTTCGGTGACCTGGCCGCCGCAGCGGGGGTGTCCGGGGTCCGGTTGCATGATCTGCGGCACACGGCGATCTCGCACATCATCGCCTCGACCGGGGATCTGTTGTTGGCGTCACGGATCGCCGGGCACAGCAGGACGGCGACGACCGGCGACGTGTACGGGCATCTCCTGCCCGGCCAGTTCGACGCCGCCACCGAGTCGCTCGGCCGCCTCGCCGCCGGTGATCACACAGCCGACGGGTGATCTCCGATCAGTGCAGCATCGTCGACGCGTACGGTGCTGCGAGGGGGACACGGACGGCGAGGATGCCGTCGTCGGTTGTCCATTCGACGATGCTCCCGGGTTGCACGGTGGTCTCCTTGACGAGGAGGAACAGCAGCCCGAGCAGGAACAGGAACGCTCCGACGATCGCCAGAGCGACTGCCCATGACGGCGACGAGCGCTTCACGTCGGGGGCGTCGACGACTTGGACGCTGCGGACCGATCCGGCTGGGAGGTGCACGACGGCCTGCCCGTCCGGGTCGTACAGCACGACACTCCCGTCGTCGAAGGCGACGGTGCGCAACCTGCGAGGCGCCATGATCATCATCGGCATGTCGCACCGGACGACAGTTCCCAACGCATCGAGCTTCACAGCGGCCATCGCCGCAGCGTAGGTCACCGGAACTGCCTGAGCGACGGGTGGCCGGCGTGGCGGGTGCGTTGCTCAAGCAGCCGGATCGCCCGGACAGCGACATCGACAGGGACGTCGAACTCGTCGGCCACGTCCGTAGCGGTGACCCCGCCGTCGCTGCGGGTCAGGAAGTCGGCGAGGTCGTCCAGCGGCACGAGGCGGGCAGCGGTGATGGCGTCGACGATCGCTTCCTCTTTGCGGACGATCCCGATCGGGGTGTCGTCGTCGAACAGGAGACCACGTTCGTCGTGCACGAGCTCGTGGGCGAGCACGGCGCGCCGGTGGCGTTGATCGAGGCGGTGGTCGAGGATGACGATGCGTCGCCCGTCGCCGCCGTCGACGCAGATCCCTCGGGCGCCGGTGACGTCAGCGAACGTCAGGTCGATGTGTGGGCGTCGTCGGAGTTCCCGCCACACCGCCCATGCCATGCCGGGTGACGGTACGTGAGGGGTGCGCGCCGGTCAGCTGGTCGCTGCGAGGGTGTCGGTCACGACGTCGTAGGCCTCGGCGTCGTCGTCGAAGATCTTGACCGTGCCGGTGGTCACCGTCGTTTTGATGCGTCCGTTTCGACGCGCGGACGACCAGGCGGCGGCGGCGAACTGGTCGACATCGGCGATGGTGGCGGCGGTGTTCTCGTCCCCGCCGATGACTTCGATGCCGACCGGTGTGCCGTCGATGCCGAGGTCGACGATCACGCCGTGGCTGCGCACGTCCTGGGTGACGGGTGCGTCGTCGACGAGCACGCAGTAGAACGCCTCGATCGTGGCGTCGTACGTCCAGCGCAGTGGAATCCTCATCACGTCCGATAGTAGGCCGTGATGAGCGTGTTGTGGTCACCAGTGACCACGACCGTCAACCGCCGGCCACGCGACGCCCAGCCGGTCAGAACGACGTTGCCGTTGTCGCCTGCGTCTCGTTCGTCGGCAGTGTCGAGGACTCGCTGAACGTCGTCCTGGGAGATGCCACGTTCGGCGCAGCGGGCGATGAAGTGCGCGGTGGGCTTCACCGTGGGGTCACGAGGAACGTGACCTCGTGTGGCGGGTGATCGAACCCGTCGAGAGTGAGGCGGTGGACGCCATGTTCATGGAGGGGCACGAGGATGTTGATGTGGAACGGGACGGCGTGGGCGCCGAGGGCGGTCCCGACGTCTGAGCGTTCGGCGCCCAGGATCGTGCTGGCCGACACGGTTTCGGTGTCGTCGGGGGAGTGGACCTTGGTCGTGACGACCTGCAGCGTGTCGATCTCGACGTTGTTGAGCTCGACTTGGCCGACGAGGAGGATCGGGACCTGTCCAGGGATGGGTCCGGCGGCGACCCCCCAGCCGGCGCCGCCGACGGCGAGCAACCCGTTGTGGTCGAGCGTGGACCATTGGGCAGTGGTGCACCAGCGCAGCTTCACGTGTCCTCGCTGTCGTCGACGGGTGGCAGCGGCCGGTGTGAGGGCCGGCTGATGGTGGGCCGGGTGTTGCCGGTGTCGGCGGCGAGACGGAGTGCTGGGCGGGCTTCCAGCTGCTCGACTCGGGCGGTCAGGGCGTCGAGGCGGGCTTCGAGCTCGGCGACCCTGTCGGGGGCGGGGGAGCCGCTGGTGTAGCCGAACATGGTGGCGATCTCGCCGCCGGTGCCGAAGACGGTGTCCAGCGCCAGCGCGTGCCTCCGGTCCGGGGTCGACTTCCCCGTCTCCCACTTCGACACGGCGGCGTCCGACACGTCGTAGCAGGCACGGGCGACCTGGCGTTGCGTCGCAGGCATCGCTTCACGGATGGCTCGAAGGCGCTCACCAGGGCTCATCTGTTCATCCTGCGCCCGTCGGGGCCCTCGGTCCACCGGCACAGTTGAATCTTAGTTGACAACGTAACTACAGGCCTGTGATTCGCAGACGCCCTGGTCAATCGCCATCTTTCCTCGGATGTCGAACTAATCGTTGACCACGTTCCGAACCTGTGGTTCACTCGCGCCCGTGGTCATCCCCGTCGGACACGAACCGAACCCCGCCAAGCGCATCCGGCTCACCCAAGCCAAGCGACTGATCGAGATGCGGCACCTGCGAGGCATCACCCAGCAGGAGCTCGCCGACCGCATCGCCGCCATCCCCGGCTTCACCTGCACCAAGCAGGCCGTCTGCAAGTGGGAGTCCGGTGCAGCATCACCCCGGGCGCACATGCAGGTCGCCATCGCCCAGGTGCTCGATGTCCCGGTGTCGTTGATCTTCGGCCTCGACGGCGAGGCGGTGGCGTGAGCCTTCCGGCGCTCCCCAACGCGGCGTCGGTCACCCCGGCCCAGATCGCCGAGGTCGCCACCGCGCTCGTCGCCTGGGCCGACACCGTCGACGACGTCGCCGAAGTCCGAGACGCCGCCAACAAGTGGGCAGCGATCACTGAGTACGTGCGGCGCACCTCCCGGGAGGGTGTCGCCGAAGCCGAGAGCGCGCTGCGCCGCCTCGAAGTGCGTGTCGGGCAGCTGCTCGGCCCGGCCTCACCGAACGGCAAAGGCTCTGGATCGCACGCGAGCGATCCAAGCATCGGCCCCGACGACCGGAGCCGGTTCCGAGCGATGGCCGACAACGCCGACGTCGTCGAGGACGTCATCGCTGCCTCCACCGACGCCGACCCGCCGTCACGACGCAAAGTCCTCCACGAGATCGCCCGCCGCCACGAAGCCGCCCACGTCGCCGAAGCCGAAGCCGACCTCGAAGCCGACCTCGACCGCCGCGGCATCAACCGGCCCAGCGAAGCCGAACGGGCCGCCGTCCGCCCCTACGAGATGTGCGAAGCGCTGCTCCTCGGCGCCGTGAACGAAGTCCTCGCCCACCGCGACCGGTACGGCGTCGACTACGCCCTCGACGCCCTCGCCCACACCCCCGTCTCCGCCGCCCTGTGGGCCGCTGCACAGCCCCGAGTGCGTGCAGCCGTCTCCTACCTCCTCACCCTCGCAGAAGCCGCCCAGGAGGCCGCCGCATGACCATCCACACCCTCATCGGAGCCATCGTCACCGACCTCGCTGACGCCGGATGCGAGACGTCCCCAGCGGCGATCGAAGCGACGATGCGCGCCGACCACCCCGACACGCTCGCCGAGTTCGCCGACAACCTCGTCGGCAAGGCCATCCGCCGCATCGCCCGCGACGTCCTCACCGCCCGCACCCGCACCACCCAAGGCGCGTTCGACGGCATGGACCTGCCCGCCTGGTTCACCGTCGACCGCGGCGGCGAGTTCGTCTACGTCCCGCTCAAGTCCGCAACGCTCGCCGACCACGACGCCGACGTTGCGGTGAAGCAACGCAACGCCGACGCAGCGGTCGAGGAGCTGCGCTACGCGCAGCGACGCGGGTTGCAGCTGAGGCTCGCCGACGGCGCCACCGACACCACCCTCGTCCTCGACGCCGTCGAAGCGCTCGCACACCTCCAGGTGGCGTGATGTCCGCAGCAGCGAAGCGTCGCCCACCCAAGCGTGAGCACCCCGCCCCGTTCTCCGACAAGATCCTCGACACCGTCGCCCGCCAACTCACCGAAGTCGGCACACCCGCAGTCGTCGTCGACCCGTTCGCCGGCACCGGCCGCGTCCACGAACTCCGCGACCGGGCCGGGGTCGGCCACACCATCGGCGTCGAGCTCGAACCCGAATGGGCGAGCAAGCACCCCGACACCATCTGCGGCGACGCCCTCGACCTCGTCGACCACGTCGGCTCCGACGTCGACGCCATCGTCACCAGCCCCGCCTACGGCAACCGGATGGCCGACCACCACAACGCCACCGACGACTCCGTCCGGCTCACCTACAAGCACTCCCTCGGCCGTGACCTCACCGACGGCAACTCCGGGGCGATGCAGTGGGGGCCGCAGTACCGCGAGTTCCACACCGCCGCCTGGCAGCAAGCCCACCAGGCGCTGCGCCCCGGCGGAACCCTCACCCTCAACTGCAAGAACCACATCCGCGGCGGCGAAGTCCAGCGGGTCGTCGAGTGGCACCTGTCGGTGCTGATGAACGACCTCGGCATGGAGCTCGTCGCCCTCGACGTCGTCCCGACCCGTGGGCTGATGGCCGGCGCCAACGCCGACACCCGCACCCCTGTCGAGGTCGTCGCCACTCTCAGGAAGGGGGACCGGTGATGGAGCGCCTCGCAGTCACCGTGGAGGAAGCCGCCGAAGCGCTCACCTGCCCGAAGAAGACCGTGTACCGGCTCATCAAGGAGGGTCACCTCCCGGCGATCCGTCTGACCGAGGGCACCCACGGCATCCGGATCAAGGTGTCGGTGCTCGAGGCGTTCGCCGAGCAGGGCGGGGTGACGTCGTGACCCGCCCGGACCCGATCACCGTCCTCACGACCCTCGCCTGGCTCACGCTGACCCTGGCGGCGATCTGGGCGGTCGCCCGATGAGCCGCCCGCTCGGTCTGCTGCTGATCTTCGCCGCCATCGTGGCGATCGACGTGCTGGTCGGAGTCGCTGTGTTCGCCGCTCTCGCCGCCTGGGGGTGGCGATGACTGCCCGCACCCGGTTCACGCTTGAACGGACCGTGGACCCGTTCGTGCCCACGACGGCGCTGTGGATCATGCTGAATCCGTCGACCGCCGACGAGTTCGTTGACGATCCAACCATCCGGCGCGTGAAGGCGTTCACCGCCCGCGAAGGGTTCGGGCGGCTGGTGGTCGTCAACCTTGCGCCGTGGCGGGCCACCGACCCGAAGTCGCTGCCGCTCGTCGTTCAGCAGGTCGGGGAGTCCGAGGAAGCGCGGGTGAACGCCCGCAACTACGCGGTGATCGCTGAGCAGATCGCCTCGGCCGACGTGGTGATCGCCGCGTGGGGAGCGCACGCCACGCCGCAGTTGCGCCGAATCGTTGCCATGTGGGCGATGCCCTCGCCGTGGCCGGCTGGTTGGCCTCCGATCCGCTGTCTCGGCAGAACGCAGTCCGGCGCACCCCGCCATCCGCTGTACGTCCGCGGGGATGTGCCGCTGGTGGAGTTCGTCGAGGCACACCACGCACGGCAGGCGGGCGAGTCGTGACCGCCCGCACGCTCGCCGTCATCCTCGGCTTGGCGATGGCCGCCCCCCTCGCCGCCCAGGCGTACAGCGCCGGCCTGCTCGACGACACGCCCGGCGAGTTGGAGACCTCCGCACGGGTGGCACCGGTGACGTTCCCCCGCGTCAATCCCCCCCGACCGATGCCACCCGTGCGGATCACCACGACCACCACGACGACCACCACGACGACCGCCGCCCCACTGTCGGCGTGCGACGAGATGCACCGCTACCGGATCGCCGCCGGGCTGCCCGCCATCTTCGACCAGCTCGGCTGGCGGGAGAGTCGCTGCCTCAACACGGTCACTAGCCGCACCGGCTGCTGTGTCGGGTATTGGCAGCTGTTCGTCACGCTGCACCTGCGCGACCCACGGGTCGCACCCCGCTACGCCCTCTGCGGGGTCCGCTCCGCTGCCGACGTGATTGGCGACGACCGGCGAGCCAAGAGGCGCCAGGCGTGCGCTGCGAAGGCGCTGTTGGACGTCGCCGGCATCGGGGCGTGGTCGCTGTGAGCGTCTACCCGGACGGCATGGTCGCCGCCGACCTCGACGCCTGGTGGGGCGGCAACCACGTCTGCCCCGACTGCGGCCAGCAGACCGACGAACCCGAACAGCTGTGCGACCTGTGCAACCAGCGAACAGAGATGGAGGAAGAAGATGACTGACCGCATCGTGAACGGCTACACGGTCAAGCCCGGGGCCGACCTGTCCGGGGCCGACCTGTACGGGGCCAACCTGACCAGGGCCTACCTGTCCGGGGCCGACCTGACCGGGGCCGACCTGACCAGGGCCGACCTGACCGGGGCCGACCTGTACGGGGCCGACCTGTACGGGGCCGACCTGACCGGGGCCAACCTGACCAGGGCCGACCTGACCAGGGCCGACCTGACCGGGGCGAAGGGCATCCGCTGGGGGACCATCGGGCCGGTCGGCAAGGGACGACGGACGCTGACCGCATGGGCGCACGACTCGCTGCCCGCCCCGATCATCGGCGGCGGATGCTTCCGTGGCACGTTCACCGAGTTCCGTGAGCTGATCGCTGGGGAGCCGTGGGAGTGGCCCGGCAGCGATCCGGTTGACATCGCCCGCTGGCGGGCCGAGTGCGCGGCTGCGGCGGACCTGCTCGAACTGGCAGTGACGGCATGACCGCCGACCGCACCCCGCAGATCGGGGAAGTGTGGACATCGGCCCGCACGGGCGACGTGACGATCGTGGCCGTGGGACCTGAGCACGTCGCCTACTTGTACGAGCGAGATCACCTGTCGTCCTGCTGGACGGTGGACAACTTCCTGCGCCACTTCACCCCACCCGCCGAGCCGTGGCCCGACCTGCCGTCCGTGCGGTGGGGGTTTCAGGTGCGATCAGACGGCTTCGTGTTCACCTCCACCACCGAGGTAGACGCCCGCCGCTACGTCGCCCACGACCCCGCCAACCGTCGCCTCATCTGTTGGACACCGGAGGTCGTGGAGTGACCGAGTTCCGTGACGCCATCGCCGCTCTAACCGATGAGAGATACGACGGGTGCAGCCCGCGCCATCGGGCCGACGACATCCTCGCCATGCCCGAGATGCGGGCGATCCGGCTGGCGTTGCGGCGGATGGCTCTCGACATGAGCGATCTGCGTCCGACGTTGGAGTACTACGGCCTACCCGAGCACGTCCTCGCCTGGGTGCTCGACGACCAGGAGGCGCAGCCGTGATCGCCACCGTGACAGTCAGTAACCCATCGGTTGAGGTGGAGCACTTCCCCGACCTCAACCATTGGGGCGTCCGGTTCCTCGACGCCGACCGCAACGTCCTCGCCGTCGTCACCTGCACCGACCCGTGGGAGTTGGCGACGCTGCTTCTTGACGCCAGCATGGACCTCAACGTGATGCTGTTGCAGGCGGCGGCGAAGTGAGTGACGCCCGACGTGACCGCTGGGGCCGCTACCTCGTCCTGCCGCCCGGCGGCACCAAGCCGATCGGCTACAGCCGGGCGACGACGAAGGCGAAGATCCTCGACGACCAGGGCGGGCTGATGCCGTGGGCGGCAACGGCCACCGTCGTCGGCGCCCTACGCCGGCCAGGGCTGCAGGCTCGCTGGGCCGCACTCCTCGCCGAGCACCCTGACCCGTGGTACGGCTCGCCCGAGTCGAAGGCAGCGTGCAAGCGGCTGGTTGAGGAGTGCAAGCAGGCGGGCGGGTCGACGGACCGGGCCGACCTCGGCACGGCGATCCACGCCATCATCGAGGGCATCGGGCGCGGCGGCACGCCGCTGCTCGACGACAGGATGCGCGCCGACGTCGACGCCTACCTCGACTGCCTCAACCGCTACGGGATCACCGTCGACCCCGAGATGATCGAGTCGATCGTCGTCCTCGACGCCTACCAAGTGGCCGGGACCGCCGACACGCTGCGCACCACCGTGCCCGGCCTTGACGACGTCGTCGGCGACCTCAAGACCGGCGCATCACTCGACTACGGCGCCGCCGGCTACGCGATCCAGCTGGCCATCTACGCCAACGCCGACAACCGCTACATGCAGGGCGCAGCCGCCGACGGCAGCGAGGACCGGCGGCTGCCGATGCCGAACGTGTCCCGCGAGCACGCCCTCCTCTTCCACCTGCCAGCCGGTGAAGCCCGCTGCACGCCGATCGTCATCAACATCGACGCCGGCTGGGACGCCTTCCACCGTGCGCTGGAGGTGGAGCAGTGGCGCAAGCGCAAGAACCTCCTGACCCCGCTGGGCGACCTGCTCGGCTCGCCCTCTCTTGTTCCCATTCCTCCCACGGCTGCTGCGTCGAGCGAACCTCCTCCGTTCGACGCGCCCGTGGCGAGTGCGGGCGCCGACGACTCCTCTCCGTCGGCGCCCGCTGCTTCGACCCGTGGCGACGAGCTCGCCGCCGTGCCGACGGCCACGCCCGACGAGGGCGGCCCGGCTGACGACGCCGCCGTCGCCCTGCTGCGCTCCCGCTACGCCGCCCTCGACGCCGCTGGGCGGGCGTGGATTGGCGAGCTGTGGAACCAGGCGCAGCGGCACCACGTCGGGTTTCACCTGCGGGACAACTACACGGTGCGCCGCTTCGAGCTGCTGCGCGGCTTGACCCTCCTGTGCGCCGCAGGCGCCGACGATGACGAGACGCTGCGCACCGCCGTCGCCTCCGTTGTCGGCGCCGACTGGCCCCGTTTCGGCAACGTCGAGCCCGGTCACGCCCTCGGCGTGCTGGGCGCCGACGAGGCCGCCCGATTCGCCCTGCTGTGCGACGCCCTCGCCGCCGGCACGGCGACCGCCGACGTCAGCGACGCCGGCGTCGTCACCCTCCACATCCCCAACTGAAAGGCAGACACAGCCATGTCAACACCCATCGGAAGCACTGCAGGCACAGCCGGCCCGCCGGCACTCAGCCTGCCCAACGTCGGCGACTGGTGCGACGTCGCCATCGTCAATGAGGAGAAGGTCGCCGCCTACGTCTTCGGCACGTCCGAGCCGGCCCTGACCATGTCGGGACAGCCGAAGACCAAGGACAAGGTCACGGTCATCGTCGTCAACCCCGGTACGGCCGTCGTCACCGTGAACAAGGAGACACGCCCGCCCGTCGCCGACGAGCTGGCCGTCATCTACTTCGAGGGGCGCAACCGCTGGGACCCCGACCTCGACAAGGAGAAGGCCAAGGGCGACTTCAAGTCGTGGAGCGGCGCGAAGACCGACCACGGCCAACTGATGACCGGCGACGTGTTCCGCTGGCAGTTCGCTGAGGAGCGCCCCGGCAAGGGCGCTCAGCCGCGTCGCATCCGCCTCGTCAAGCTGCGCGCTGCCAGGCCCGACGAGGCTGAGCGGACCGCTCGCTGCGACGCCCTGTTCCACGAGATGAAGCGCGGCACGCCCGTCGGCGCCCCGGTGAGCGCAACGCCGATGACGGACTTCTGACCGGCTGACCGTTCTGTCTGCTGCAGGCAGATGACAGCCGGGAAAGACCGGCCCCCACGGCGAGGCGCACGGCACGCAGACCTCCGCAGTTCGACTCTGCGGCGTGGGGCAACCGATGAGGAAAGGACGAGGAAGTGATCGACAAGCTGATCCCGCTGGTGCGGCCAGAACCGTGGACGGAGCACGCCGCCTGCGGCGGGATGGACCCCAACATCTTTCACCCCGAGCGAGGCGACACCAGGGCCGTCCGTCGGGCGCTCGCCGTCTGCGCTGCCTGCCCCGTCGCCGCCGACTGCCTCGACTACGCACTGCGCATCGGCTCCACTGTCGGCATCCTCGGCGGGACATCCGGCAAGCAGCGGCGAGGGATGCTGGCCGGCGGCAAGCGAGGGCTGCGCGACATCCCCTGCGGCACCTACGCCGGCTGGCGCAAGCACAAGCGGGAGGGCAGCGAGGCGTGCTTCGCCTGCTGTGAGGCGATGCGCTCATTCTCCCGACAGGCAGGCGCACGCCGCCGTGCCCAGCGGGGCGCGGCGTGACCAACCCACAGAAACGGAAAGGCGACCAAGCCGAACGCGAAATCGCCGCCATCCTCACCGACCTCCTCGGCACGAAGGTGCGCAGGCGGCTCGGAGCGGGCAGGCAGGACGACACCGGCGACCTCGACGGCCTCGCCGACTGCACCGTCGAAGTCAAGTCGTACGCCGACACCCTCCGAGCGATCAACGTCGGCCTCACCGACCTCGAGCGTGAGCAGGCGCACTCCGGTGACACGTTCGGTGTCCTGTTCGTCCGCCGCCGTGGCGGCCGCTGGATCGCCGTCATGGACGTCCCCCGGTTCGCCACCTTCTACCGAGAGGCGACGGGGCCATGACTCAGCCGTACGACCCCAAGCTCGACTGGCAGCGGTTCTGGTGGGAGGCGCGCGCCTACTACCTGGTGGCGATCGCCAGGAACGCCCTCGCAAGCCTCCCAACGGTGCAGCAGAGGCGGCGATGACGACGCTGCGCTGCCCCACATGCGGCCAGACGGTCGTCGTCGCTGTCGCCGTCAAGTCGGCCAGCTGCGCCCACCGCGGCACACCCCACGACGCCCGCAAGCCGACCCCGATGATCGAGCAGGTTGACCGATGACAGCCGACCCAGCCGACACGACAGGCGGCGATCCGCTCGCCGCCGCCCTCCACTACGCCTCGCTCGGCTGGCGGGTTGTCCCCATCAAGCCGGGGATGAAGCGCCCACCGATGGAGTCGTGGCAGCACGCCGCCACCACCGACGAGAAGGTGATCCGTAACTGGTTCCGCGGCCTCTACCGGGGCCACGGCGTCGGCATCGCCACGGGCGAGGCGTCGGGCATCTTCGTGCTCGACGTCGACGTCTCCGACGGCAAAGCCGGCGACGAGACGCTGGCCGACCTGGAGGCGGAGCACGGCCCGCTGCCCGACACCGTGCGGGCGATCACCGGCACCGGTGGGCGACACATCATCTTCCTCCTGCCGCCCGGCCGCACGATCCGCAACAACGCATCGACACGCCTCGGCCCCGGCCTCGACATCAGAGGCAACGGCGGGCAGATCGTCGCCGCCCCGACCGTGCATCCCAACGGGCGGCCGTACTGCTGGGAGATCGACCACGCCCCCGGCGACATCGCCGTGGCGATGGCCCCCGACTGGCTGCTCGACCTCCTCGACCCACCGGCGCCCGCTGCGCCCCCGCCCGCACCCACCCGCCTCGGCACCATCCTCAACTCCGACTCGATCATGGAGCGGATCAACGCTGACCACGACTGGCACCAGCTGCTCTACGCCGACGGCTGGAGCCGACACTCCGTCGACGCCCGCAACGGCGACACCCACTGGACGCGCCCCGGCAAGGATGTGCGCGACGGGGCGTCGGCCGTGCTGCACGAACCAGACGGGCCGCTCGTCGTGTTCTCCACCGACGCCTCGCTGGCTGCGCTCCACCGGCCCGAGCTGGCGATGCGAACAGGCGACGGGTTCAGCATGTCCAAGTTCGCCTACCTCGCCGCCACCCGCCACAACGGCGACCAGTCGGCCTGTGCAAGCGCCTACAGGACGGCGCTGAACGCCTCTCAGACGCTCGCTGTGACCGCTCAGGGCGGACAGGTGGCCTACGCCGCCCTGACGGGCGCTGAGGCGCCTGTCGACGGCCTACTGATCGACTGGCAGACGTTCTGGGCCCGTGACCATTCGGCGAGCGAGTGGCTGATCGACCCGGTGCTCGCCGAGGGCCGCTCACACTCCATCTACGCCCCGGCGGGGACCGGCAAGTCGCTGCTCGCCCTGTGGCTCGCCGTCCGCATCGCCACCGGCAAGCAGGCGCTCGACACGACGCCCGCTGCGCCCCGACACGTCCTCTACCTCGACTATGAAATGACCGAGAGCGACCTGTACGAACGCCTCGACGCAATGGGCTACGGGCCCGACACCGACCTCTCACGGCTCCACTACGCCCTCCTGCCGATGCTGCCACCGCTGGACACGGCTGAAGGTGGCCGCACCCTCGAGGCGCTGGCCGCACGGGTTGGCGCCGACGTCGTGGTCGTCGACACGTTCGGCCGTGCCGTCGAGGGCGACGAGAACGATGCCGACACGACGCGAGGCTTCTTCCGCCACACGGGGATGGTGCTCAAGGCGTCCGGTCGCACCGTCCTGCGCACCGATCACGCCGGCAAGGACCCGACGAAGGGGCAGCGGGGGAGCTCGGCAAAGAATGATGACGTGGACGTCGTCTGGTCCATGACCGTCGTCGAGGGCGGCTACTCGCTGACCGCCAAGAAGCGACGGGCGGGCTGGATTCCCGAACAGGTGAACCTGACCAAGATGGACGACCCCGAGCTCGGGTTCAGGATCACCGGCCTGCCCGCCATCCCAGCCGGCACACGGGAGACGATCCAGCTGCTCGACTCGCTCGACGTGCCCGTCGACGTGACGTCACGACGAGCGGCAGAGATGGTCAAGGACGCCGGGCACAAGGTGCGCCGAACCATCCTGCTGGCCGCCCTGAAGGCCCGTCGGCAGGCGCTAACGCCTGTGGATAACCCGGTCCAGATGAGGCCGAAAGTGGTTCCCGATCGGCGGGAACCACTCGGGAACCAGGGGGGTGGGAACCACCTCGGGAACCACTCTGACCAAATCTGCATTTCACCTGGTCAGGACGCTGGGAACCACTCGGGAACCACCGGGAACCACCTTCACGCCGACTGGTTCCCGGTTTCCGTACCCCTAGGTACGGAACCGGAACCGCTGGTGGTTCCGGAATCAGCAGAGATTGACAATGATCCCTGGGCGTTCTGAGCCGATGACGAACCGCCCGCCGACCCACTCGACCCGACTGAAGGGACAACCAGTGAACCGATCCGACCTCGACCGCCTCGTCGCCTCGGCGTCCGCACTCCGCCCCGCCGCCCTCACCGCCCTACGCACCATTGCCGCCCTCGAACGCGACGTCGACGGCTGGCCGCCACGAGGCGAGCAGTCGGGCGGGCGGGGCGGCGGTGACAGCTCACCCGTCGAGCGGGCCGTGCTCGGTGGCGGGCACTCGCCGCTCACGCTCGCCCGCGACCGCCAGAGGCTCGCTGAGGGCGTCAGGGACGCCGTCGACCGCCTCGACCACCTGCTGCGCCTGGCGGGCCGCTACGGGGCTCCTGTGGCCTCCTCGTCGGCGCTGCGCTGCACGGGCGGCGACGGCACCCCCGGCGCCCTCGACTGGGGCGACCCCACCTGCACCAACATCGCCGAGCCAGGCCGCACCACCGGCCTCTGCCACGCCTGCCGACTCCGGCGCGACCGCTGGCAGCGGCAAAGCGCATGAGCCGATGAGCCGCACCTGGGTATCCACCACAAACGCCACAACCCCTGCTACCGTCCAGGTAGTTGAGCCGTCGTGTCCACCCGGACCGGCGGCTCCTGCGCGTCAGGCTCCCCTCCGATGACCGACCGCAACCTCACACCCAACCAACGCCGAGGGCGCAAAGGCCGACCCTGGCAACGCACCCGCCAGCTCATCCTCGCCCGAGACGGCTACCGCTGCCAGATCCGCGGACCACGCTGCACCGGCACCGCAACCACCGTCGACCACATCATCCCCCTCGAGATCGACGACACCCGAGCACTCGACCCCACCAACCTCCGAGCAGCCTGCGGCCCCTGCAACTACGGCCACTGGGGACACAACACCACCCGCCAACCCTCCCGGCGATGGCTCCCATGAATGCCCCATGCATGAACATGCAGCCACTCGGAACTCGCCCCCTGTTCCGCCCCCAACAACCACCACCGATTTCTTCTCTGACCAGGGACGATGCTGGAC